TTGGCACCTTATTATGCGGCCTCCTCATGGGCGGAGGTTTAACGCTTGTTAAACGTACCCTTATTACCCAATTGCCACCTGAATTGTTGGCACACTCACCATTGGAGACAGATGTGGTTTCTTTGGAATATGTTCCCCATGCTCTTTCGGGGGCCCTTAGGGAATTTGCAGTGGGGAATAAGGAAGCCCTCGAAGCTTCATTGACGCAGAAACTTTTGAGGCAAGCAGCACTACCCATCCCAGACACTCGCGCCTTACAATGGCACAGGGGCACGACCGCGGTCGGCCTCGCTCTAGCTGATGACCCGCTTTTTGGAGGAGCCCGGCCGGCCAGCGCACCCGCGCGGCAGGGCGACGACAATTAATGGGTGCCAAAGTATACGCAGTTGGCGCACGGGTATCGGAAATGCCTCTTCCGGAACCCGTGAGCCAGCTCGTGGACTCTGGTGCTGCTCAAGTTCGAGAACCCACGTGCAACAGGCCTAGGCGGAAGATGTTCCGCCAGCTTCCCCTGCACTTTCCGGGTTACGCGCCCATTTGCAATGATACCAATGACCCCGCGACTCAGGTCGCGGGGCTCAAAAAACGTCTGCTCCGCGATATTCCGCCCGCGGACCCTGACACCGTGGAACGGTTCAGGGAACACGTACGAGACTGGTGTAAAGAGAATCTCTCACCCCTGTCTGTGCGTATGGACCCGGAAGAGTGGTTGGCTACCACACCCTACACTGAAGCTCGGAAGAACGAACTTCGTAAGGTTATAGCTGACATGTACCAGGCGCCTCCTTCTAGGAAACAGGCGTCTCGTATTAGTTCATTCGGAAAGACTGAGTCTTACCCGGTGTACAAACTCCTCCGTTGGATCAATGCGAGACCTGATTGTGTAAAGGTCTGGCTCGGCCCTCTCATTAAACAAGTCGAACAGGTTGTTTTCAGTAGGGACGAGTTCATCAAACACACCCCAGTGCCAGAAAGGCCGGCAAAACTTGCCGGTTTAAGAAACGCCATGTTGCGTTATTTCCTCACCGATTTCACAGCTTATGAATCTCATTTTTTACCTGAGTTCATGAAAGCCTGTGAGATAGAACTGTATCGCTATGTACTCGCTTTCCTCCCGGAGGAAGAGATGAGGCTGGTGGAAGAGGTACTGACTGGTACGAATCGGCTACACACGAGACTTGGCGTTGCCGCCATTGTCGAGGGCAGGCGCATGTCGGGGGACATGTGCACCAGCCTGGGCAACGGGTTTACTAACCTCATGCTTATGCTGTTTGTGGCCAAGCTCAAGAAAGCTACAGTCTCCGGATTCGTTGAAGGCGATGATGGGATTTTTGCTTCTGATGTAGAAATCACTGAAGAGGACTACACCAAATTAGGGTGGACGATCAAGCTAAGGGAGGTCAATGACCCCTGTGAGATGATACCACTCTCCACTGAAGGGTTGGACACTACGTTTGGCGCCAGTTGTGGCGCATTCTGTGGCATCCTCTGCGCTGGTTCTCAAATTATAAGAGACCCTCGCTCCTTCCTCTCAACCTTTGGTTGGACGTCCAGTTTCATTCATGCTGGGCCGAAGATCATGCACGAATTGCTTCGTGCCAAAGCTCTATCCGCTTGTTATGAAACGCCGCAGTGCCCGATTGTCGGGGCTGTCGCGCGGCGGGCTTTGAAGCTGACCAGAGGAGTAAACCCCAGGTGGACAAACGACGGTTATCATTTGAAACCGCCAGACGAGCTCAAAATTGAAGATTTCGAACCCAACCCCCAGACACGCCTGCTCTTTGAAACACAATTCGGCGTTTCTCCTGCTGCCCAGATCTTAGCTGAAAAGCGGATTGAACAGGGTCGCACGGATATTCTGGACATTATTGGGAGCTCATTCGACATGCTTCACTATGAGGCCAGGTTCGTGGAGGCATCTTGAACCTTGGCCGCACCCGACGCCCCGCCCCCGACGCGTCCCGCCCAGTCACTCTTAACCCAATTTTCCTCTGACTTTAAATAGAGGAGCCACGGC